TTAAGATTTTTAAAACATTCTCTTTGTATGCTTTTCTAACTTCTGACCAATGACCTGCCCTAGCGTATTTCTGCACCGTGGTATATACATTTCTATATACAGACGGATTCTTTAGTCCAAGACCATCTAGTAAATTAGCCCCATATTCACCAATGTAAGGTAAATGAGGCGGAATAAAATGAACCAAGCACCTACGATCAGGAACAAGTTCTAATGTCCTAGTAGGGTTTATTTCATTTCCTTCCCATGCCTTAATAGCTTTAGAGAAGTTTCTATGTGCATATCTAGTCTTTCCTGTAAATGGGTAAGGATGCGCTGAAACTAATACTAGGTTATTCTTCCTTTGCCAATGTTTCTTGTACCAAGATACCGTGTTCTTAGCTTGGCTATCATACTCTTTTAGCGGGTAGTTTAACCCTAATTCTAGGTAGACTTCCCGAAAAACATCATACCGACACGCATCAAAGATTAGAAGATATTTCCAATCCTCTTTCAAATACCCCACTATTCTCTAGAGCCTTCTCTGAAATTAAGTGGGTAATGAAAACCAGGTAGAGATTGTCTGGATGTACCGAACAGTCTCTTCTTGAACCACTCTTCTATAAATGCTCTATCTTCCGAGATACTTGTTCTCGCCTGTCTTCCGCCCTCAAGGTTAGAGTATGAAATCTCATCATCCTTCCAAGAGGCTAAGTCCCAAACAGTGTCCTTCATCTCAGCTTCTTTAATAATAATAGCTGCTTGAACAACGATAGGAAACTCGTCTGGTACTTCGATAACTGGCGGAGAATTCATAGAGAAGTCACTGGTACTATTTCTAGTTACATTATAATTAGAATCAATCTTATACCGATTACGCCAGCGTTTCATCAAAGATTTAAGGCCCATAACTAACGCATGTCGCAACTCAGTATAGGAAAAAGTCTCAGTATCCCCAATATCCCCTAGATAAAAGCGCAAGTCATCTATCAGGTAATCTAAATCAGTGGTTTCATTAATCGCCATTATTTTGCTGTAACTCGCTTAATCGTTCTTTGATTGTATTAATTGTCCCGATAGGACGGTTCAATTCCTCTGCAATCTTCAACATTCGCTTAACAGGAACAGGCGAGGTAAATGTGTCTAGCTTTGTCTTCCAGGCAAAATAAGGCTTCTGTAAAAGCTCTTTCAACTTCTTCTCAGAGACTTCATTGACAGAAATTTCCTCAATGATTTCCTCTGTATGAGGCGCGATAAGACCGCGCTTAAGCATATCCTTATTTGCTCTGCGGAAATATTCATTCTCATAATCTGTCCAACACTGAATAATAATATCTTCCTTATCCACCGTTGGGTCAGTTGGGTCACCCTTTAAGATGATTTCAGTAGGCTTGCCCTCAAAGGGGTCAATAACCTTAACCACTACCTTAGCTGTAATAGGTTTAATGTATTCAGCTACAGGTTCTCCTTCGGCCTGTGCCCTACGAACTGTGTCAAAATATGCCTTATCAAATTCCATTTATACCTTCCCTTTATATAAGATTTGGAGCGGGCTGGCAGATGCCATTTAACCTTAACGGCACCCGCCCTAAAATCTATTATGACAAACTTGTAATATCTAGTACGTAAATTCCCATCGCGTTATCAACAATCATACCAAATTGCTGATAAAGCTCAAGATAGAAGTCCGGGGGAGTCGGTCGCATGTCGTCCCACTGCTTCCAGCGGGGTTCACCATATGTGATGAACTCACCGACATTCTCGCCCAAAACCAATACCAGGTTGTTGGGAATCTGTGCCTCATAATCGACCAAGTTGTTCCATACCTGGTCAAGAGCCACAATATTAGCACCATACCAGGAGCCAACCCAACCAGAGTCGTAGATTTCACGGATACCTTCATCGTATGCAACAGTGTTAGTACCATCAGTGTGGAATCCACCAAACTGTGTAATCGGGCCAAGTCCTCGACGTGTGCCTACAACAGCACGAACCCTACCAACTGTGTACCGAATCCAATCAATAGCATCCCGCAACATTGTCGCGGTTAGCTCTGCACCGGTAGCATAGTTATCAGGCGTGTTTCCTGCGGTCCAAACGTTGCCTAAAGCTGTAAATACTCGATTAATGTAGTAGTCCTGTAGCTCGGCTTGCATTTCCCTGCGAATCTCTTCGACAGTTCCAAGCTCGCCAGACTCAAGCTCCCACATATTGGCCTTTACCTTAATATCCGCGCCATCGAGCATGTAGTTGATACGGTCACTAACCGTAATCTCACTTGCTAGATGAACCGCACCAGGAACCAATGTTCTAACATCAATCCCCTTACGGACCTTCTTTACGAGGGCGTCACCAGGGTCAAGGTTGCGAGTATTCAGCATAAGACCAACAACATTCTCAGTAATATGTCGTGGGTCAATATATTCAACGATTAAGGAGGCAAGTGCTTCGCGCTGGTTCTTATTCTTAGCTAATGAAGCGTATGCGTCTTTGAATTTCTTATTCACAATTAATTACCTCCCTACGGTCTTTCCGTTCTGAATGTCAGGCTAAACGCTGACGTATCAAATCGTTCCACAACGGCTACATATTCCTCAGTACCTTCCTGCACCTTGAGCATACCGGCAGACCCAGCACCATCATCGGCTGTGTTTGCCACACTCAGGCGCGTACCAGGAACTAGCATCGCACCGCTATAAACGAACTGACCAGACGGAATTGTATAAGTGCCCCCACCTAAAGCTAGGGAGTTTGTGCCACTAGGAATAGTAACACTCTCCTGATAGCCAGGATAAGTAAGATAAATCGTCTTACCCGTGATGGGTGCATTGGTATCCCGGTCGAAGGTCTGACGGAGAGCGTAGTTGTATGACGGCCAGTTGACGATGGGCGGTTCTCGCCTGTCAACCTTCCACGTCAAAACGTAACGCGCCCGGTTAGCTTCGGCCTCGGTGTCGGGCAACTGAACTCCAGGGATGTCTGTCTGACGCCCTGTAAGATCATCGCCGTGACCCGGATGGGAGGTCAGAAGAACCATTCGACCTTCTGTGATGTCTTCTATTGGGACTACTCCCAACACATCCGACTGCTTGTTAATTTCCATTTAGATTAACCTCCACGATTTTCCTTCATTTCATTAAACCCTTCGCGGAGAATTTCAAACTCATTCTTATCCTCATCTCCACTTAGGTCAGGAACGCGGTTTGAAGCTGTAGCAGATGAGCGTGCCTCTTCCATCATGCTCACCATTTCGTTGAAGGTTTCATCTTCCATATTAACCCACAACTCAGACTTAGCTTCGATCTCCTCTTCGCTATACTCAAAACCTGCTTCTTCAAGTGTAGCTACTCGTTCCTTGAGAAGAGAGGCAATACGTTCCTCTTCCTCTTTCTCTTCTTTGTACTCTGCCAGAGCATCACGCTCTGCCTTAAGAGCCTCAAAATTTGCTTCTAGCTCTTCATGCTTCTCTTGAAGTTCCTCAAATTCCATATCTTCATCTCCATTATCACTAGGTTCCTCTCTAGTCTCTTCTTGGGTGGCGATAGCAGATGAAAGCATTTCTAATTGATCTTCGGGCACTTCACCCTGTTCAATCTTCTCAATTAGCTGTTCTAGATTGTTCAAAGAGGCGATACTTGTGACTGGTGTTCTATTCCCATAAGCAGGACTACCAACAATGGTAGCTGCTGTAAGAACAGGGTCAACAAGCCACTCTACACCGTCCTCTTCTACTGATTCTTTGTAAGCAATTTCCCAAGATAAATTAATGCTATCACCGCTTTCGGTCATTTCTTTCAGCATTGAATACATCTCAGGGCGCTCACGCTTCCATACAACTGCTTTACCGACAACCCTATTATCAGACTGTTCTAGTGTGGTAATAGGTCCTAATGGTCTAGCAGCACTATGATCTAAGCGGATACCATCCTCGCCGACCTTAATGGGCATATACATCCCACTCTGAATTAAACTATCAAAGTGTTCTGCTTTAATACCCTGCTGATTACCATTAGGCTGGTTATCAGTAAGAACAAACTCAAGCCAACCAAGATTAGGGTTATCTAGAGAAGCCTGTGCCGTAAACTCTGCTAGAGTTTTAAATTTAATCTGCTTCTCCATCTACATTCTCCCTGTTATTATCGGGGTTATTCCCAACTCGGTCTGGTTTCTGACTATGAGGTACCTGAGGATGCTCATACAAGCCCTTCTCTTGCATTTTTTCCCTCTCTAATTCCATCCTCTCTAGGATTGTATCAAAGTCAAAGCCAGCCATTTCTGCCCAATCTGTTCGTGAGATAACTCCGTACTCATACATTGACTGTCCAATCGTTAATAGCTTGGACAAGTCCTGTAGTCTAATAGGTGGATAATTTGGTTCGGGAATACCACTTAAGTTATTAACATCTTTAACTTGTTTGTATAACTTGCGCGGGAATTCCAATAACTGCTCACGCATGTACTCAATTGTATTAATCGGGGGGAGCATAGCAATCTCTGAACTACTTGTACCGCTACGTTTTGTTTCCCCCTGAACTACAATTCTTGGTATGCCTAATGCTGAAAGTATATCTTCGTTGATAGATTGATATTTATTATCATCAAGAAGAGCTTTCACATCAGGAGAAACCCACTCAATATCCAGAGTATGATTAGAGAATAGCTGAAACACCCGCTCTTGCTGGTGCTGTAAACCTCGCCAACGAATCTGTTGTTTGAGGTCATCAACTAAATCATCATCGTCCTCTGTAAGTGGATACTCGTCATTTCCCAATTTGAATAGTTGAATAGCTGAGATAACTCTCGATGCTATTGCATAGTCCATCTTGCGTAAGTTTCTCTTGTGTAAAAACAATTCAAGAGCAGGTTTTAGATATGGCGTAGGCCACACCGAACCTCTTTGCATATTTCTGCGAATTAATGTTGGGTCCTCTAGCTTGAAATACTGCTTACCATTATCTCTAACTTCTCTGACAAACTCAGGATACTCCCTCTTTAGAATTTCATAAGTTTCTTTATCGGTGAAACCGTTTGGGTAAGTGCCTTGATTTTCAATAAAGTATCTATCGTCGTCCGAAATTTTAACTAGGGTTAAACTTCTATTCGGTAAGGGTGTGCGCTTTAATTCAATTGACATTGGATCACGCACCCACAAATCTATTGGTAGGTAGTATCTCTTTCTTAACTTAGGGTCAATGTCAGTACCATCTACATATCCCCAAGTAGCTTCCGGCACCACTAGACCAGAGATTAAATACTCTAGGGCCGCGTCTTGTAGAAAATCTCGGAAAATATCATCAAGGTATTCATAAACCTTTAATTCATTATCAGTACAAGTTTTAGGATTAACTGAGTAACCATTGATGCCAATTTCCACCTGCTTATTAATTACATTATAAGCAAACCCGTCGTGCTCATAGAAAAACCTGCACAT